CTCATACATTCTCCTCGCGATACTATGCCATTCCGTCATCCTGTCTCCATAACCCATTCTACGCCTAAACTCAAGGTCAAGCATCAATGCCCAGAGAGGTGCCGTCCAATCCCAGGCGGACTTATCCAACCCAGAATTATAACCCGCCTCCAACCAAGATTGGAGGTAGAGCTTCCAGCCACCATTCACCAGCACGAGGCCCTGCTGACTCGGAATCTCGTAAGAACGAGCTATCTCCTTGTCATTCATCTCATCAAACAGCATGTGCCACACGATCTGAACCGGTAATGCACACGCCATTATCAAACGCCATCGACCCTCAGAGGCTTTAGCCTCCTTATGAGGTTCTGACTTGATGAAGACCCGGATAAACTGCTCAAACGAACCGTCAAAAACTCGCTGGACATCGTACCAGAGACGGTCTAACCTGACCTGGGAACAGCTCACACCATTCCACCCCAACCAGGCACCATTCGTACTTGCTTCCCGCATGTACGGTATCCCAGGTGATGAGGTCATGTCCAACCGCCGCACGGCGCGGAGCATCGCCTCCTGACTATCAAAGTCATCAGGAAGGCGCCAACGCACCGGCTGATATTCCTTCTCCATGACATACAAGATGCGTTCCTGTTGCAAAGACGTAGGGATCGCCGAGGTCGCCGACTGCTTGAAATAGTTCTGAGAATGAACTATCAAGCTCTGGAGCTCGCTGGGTCTACCACGCTCACCTGGCCAGACGTAGTCTTCTGAAGAACGGAGAGCTTGAGCGAGTCCCGGAATTGTTTGCGCTTCTTCGAAGAGAGCTTGTTGTACCCTGCGATTAAGCTTTGGAGCTGGAATGGCTCCACATCCCGGGATTGTTCCAGCACGCTCGAAGCCCCAGGGTTCTCCGAGCTCGAGGATTCCCCCGATTCCAGATCGCCATACGTAGCTTTCCGCGGTGCCAACTCAATCTCCGACTCCCAATTCGCGCCGAAAGCCTTAACCATGGAAGATTTCTCCACCACCGAATATTGGCCTCCGACGCATATGGTCACCTCATCTAGACCAGTCCCGCCAGACGTATCCCAGCGAATCCTCTTTCCAGCCTTCATCTGCCCTAGGAGCCAGTCCTCGGAAGCCTCCTGCTTCTGCTTCAGCGCCACCCGAAGGCGCGCCAAAACAAACGAAGCCGAATAGCCTCCGTTTATCTGACCTCCCATCTGATGTATTCCGTAGCATTGCTGCCCGGACGTATACATCGACCCGGAATAACCAGCTATGGTCGTTCCTTCGTAGATTACTCGGCCGAAACTGCGAGGATCGTTTCGCAACACTCCAGTCGTTCCTTTTCCAAGGGGCCCCACGATCTGGCCATACATTCCCATCTCGGGCACCGGAACCACACGGGCTATCGAGATGCCTATCGTCGCCAATTCCCGCTCAGTCATCTGGATCATAACGAGATCCGTAGCCAGGGGAACTATCTCATGGTCCTTAAGGGACACATAAGACTGTCGCCCATAGACGAACTTCTCCTCTGATCCTCCCAACACATGGTCGGGACCAACCAAGCAGTTCTCGAGGCGCATACACGCCCCAATCACAACGAACCGGCCTTCTCTCATCACCCCGAAACGGGCCTGACTATTAGGCGGAGTCAAGTCCCCC